CACCAAGACAGCTAACGCTGCAACATGGGGTGGTTCGGTTCCTAAGGTTCTTAAAGGCGGCTTACGTGACGGTGACGCAGAGAAAGATGACGCAGCGTACGCTGGTCACTATTTCATTAACGCCAGCTCCAATGAGAAGCCCGGTATTGTTGATCAGGATTTAAACCCGATCATCGACACCAGCGAGTTTTACAGCGGTTGCTATGGTCGTGCCTCAATCACATTGTATCCGTACGATACAAGCGGTTCTAAGGGCATTGCGGCAGGACTTAACAACGTTCAGAAGTTAGAGGACGGCGAGAAGTTCGGTGGCTCTACCACAGCAGCGGCAGACTTCGCAGTATAAGTATTTGTAGTACCCAGTAGATGGGCGGCCCGGCGTAGAAACTGCGTCGGGCTTTTTTACCCTTTAATAACCATATAACATAGAGAATAATAAATGGATCAGTATCAAGAATACATTGCCGCCAGCCGTTACGCCAGATTTCAAGATGACAAGGGTCGTCGTGAGACATGGCCAGAGACAGTCACCCGCTTTACAGATTACATCTTTAGCCGCACACCGGCTATTACTGGTAACAGTGAATTAAAAGCAGAGTTGTATAACTCTATTGTTAACCTTGAATTGATGCCGTCCATGCGAGCCATGATGACTGCAGGAAAGAGTGCAGATCGTGATAACACATGTGTATACAACTGTTCGTACCTACCTGTTGACGATGTTAAGTCGTTTGATGAGGCGATGTTTATTTTGCTCTGCGGAACGGGCGTCGGCTTTAGCGTTGAATCTAAATATATTAATCAACTGCCGGAAGTGCCAGAAAAGCTATTTGATGGCGGGGGAACACTCAACGTCCACGACTCTAAGGAAGGATGGGCCAAGTCATTGCGTCTTCTCCTCGCACACCTCTACGCCGGGGAAATTCCCCAGTGGGATGTATCAGCCGTTAGAGCTGCCGGAGCACGACTCAAAACATTTGGTGGAAGAGCTTCCGGGCCGCAACCACTGATTGACCTGTTTGAATTTACTGTAGCAACATTTAAACACGCTAAAGGTCGTCGCCTTAATTCGTTAGAGTGCCACGACTTGATGTGTAAAATTGGTGAGGTGGTTGTAGTAGGTGGCGTACGTCGCTCTGCAATGATCTCGTTGTCTGACCTTGATGATGAAAGAATTCGACATGCTAAAGCTGGACCTTGGTGGGATACCGCACCTCACCGTGCACTCGCCAACAATAGCGCGGTTTATAATGAGACACCTACCGTTGGAAAGTTTATGGAAGAGTGGCTTTCTTTATACAATTCACATAGTGGAGAAAGAGGGATATTCAATCGTGAGGCTGCGCGCAAAACTGTGGAGAAGTACGGGCACCGTGATCCTAACTTTGAATTCGGAACTAACCCCTGCTCAGAGATTGTTCTTAGGCCCTACCAATTTTGTAACCTTAGCGAGGTAGTAGTAAGACATGATGACAATAAAGAAACGCTTTTACGTAAAGTACGTTTGGCTTCAATACTGGGTACTATCCAAAGTACATTCACTAAGTTCCCTTATCTCCGTAAAGTCTGGCAGCGCAATACGGAAGAAGAGCGATTACTTGGTGTATCACTCACTGGAATCTACGACAACAAACTCTTGTGTACACAAGGAGAGGAACTAAATGTTTTATTGGACGAACTTAGAGAATGCGCTAGAAGTGCAAATACAGAATGGGCAGCAGCTCTCGGAATCCCTGTCAGCGCTTCTATCACATGCGTCAAGCCAAGTGGAACAGTATCCCAGCTCGTTGATTCGGCGAGTGGCATCCACCCTCGCCATAGTAAATACTATATCCGCAGAGTGCGAGGAGATAAAAAAGATCCTCTCACCCAATTCCTTGTTGGACAAGGAGTTCCAGCTGAAGACTGCGTTTACAAGCCAACCCAGACTACCGTCTTCAGTTTCCCTCAGAGAGCACCTGACGGACTTGTTAGAGACGACGTCACAGCAATCGCCCACCTCGAGCTCTGGCTCACATACCAGCGACACTGGTGCGAGCACAAACCCTCAGTTACTATCTCAGTTTCTGAAACAGATTGGCCAAGTGTCGGAGCATGGACTTGGGACCACTTCGGAGAAATCAGTGGAGTTAGTTACCTCCCCTACGACGGAGGAACCTACCGCCAAGCCCCCTACGAAGAGTGTACGGAAGAAGAGTACAACAAGCTCAAAGCCAGTATCCCCGTCGTCAACTGGCTCGAGCTCAAAGAAAACACTGACAACGTAGAGGGCGCGCAGATGTTAGCATGTACCGCCGGTGTCTGTGAGATCTGATCCGTGGGCCTGCCCTCCACTCAACCTGTGGAACTGGCCGGAGACGTGGAAGTTAAATCTCCATGTAACGGAATCTGTACCCTCGACGCTCAAGATGTGTGTCGAGGATGCAAACGAACCCGGTCGCAGATTTCTACGTGGTATGTTATGTCCAACGACGAGAAGCAAAAAGTAATTAGTAAATTAAAGTAATTTCACATGGTGGTGATTTGGGGAGCTTTGGCTCCCCTCTTTTTTGCATTATTGTATCCAAGGAGGAGTTATGATTGAAATTCAAATTACACCAGAGATGGTGCAGAAAGCTAAAGTAAAAGCGGCTCACATGGGCGCGTTAAATAACAGTATTCGCCAAGGTGATGGTAACGTGGTTGGATTTATTGGCGAGCAAATAGCACAACAAGTGCTTGGTGCCACAGAGCGTAACAGTTATGACTATGACTTAATTTTACCGAATGGCCTTACGGTTGATGTAAAGACAAAGCAGACTACGGTAAAGCCACGCACAGATTATGATTGTTCAGTTGCAGCATTTAACACAAAACAAAAGTGTGATTACTATGCGTTTGTGCGTGTTAAAAGTGACTTAACAACAGGATGGTACTTAGGCTCGTACAAAAAACACGAGTACTTTCAAAATGCTGTTGCGTTAAAGAAAGGTCAAGTTGATCCGTCAAACAACTTTACAGTTAAGGCAGATTGCTATAATATGAAGATTAGTGATTTGCAGCAGATTTAAAACCGCAGATACGTCTGCTTGCCTAAGGAGCAATTATGATTTATAGCATTGACTTTGAAACACGTAGCTTTGCCAACCTACCAGACGTAGGGCTCGACATCTACGCCAACGATCCCAGCACAGAAGTCCTGTGTATTGCATGGGGCACTGATCCAAATCAAATCCACGTAAGACACCCACAATTTAAGAACGACGATTTGTTAGAGCACGTTCGCAACGGCGGCAAGATCCAAGCGTGGAACGCCATGTTTGAGTACGCCATCTGGAACTGCGTCTGTGTGCCTAAGTACGGCTGGCCACCACTAAAGCTGGAGCAGTGCATTGACACCATGGCCATAGCCGCAGCCAATAACGTCCCACAGAGCTTGGATGAGGCCGGTACCTTTATGGACTCCGAGCACAAGAAAGACGCCACGGGTAAGCGCCTGATTATGAAGCTATCCAAACCACACAAAGGTGGCTTTAATGAAGATCCAGAATTGATGCAGCAATTGTTTGACTATTGCGCACAGGACGTACGCACAGAGATGGCCATAGGAAGCGTTTTAAGGCCCCTTACAGACGTCGAACAGGAAGTCTGGACCCTTACCCAGCGGATCAATACAAGGGGCGTACCGGTCGATCCTTACGAGCTCCACAACGCCGTCTTGGCCGTGGTAAGGGCACAGGATGCCTTGGACAACGAACTCTTGTCTATGACCGGTTGTAAGCCCTCTGAGAGGGCAAAGCTGCTGGACTGGTTGAATGCGAACAGTGCCAATATGGAGGACTTGACCGCCAAGACCGTTACAGCTAAGTTAGTGGACACTAACTTAAATAGCACAGTTCGGCGTGCGTTGGAGTTAAGACAGGAGGGAAGCCAAACTAGCGTGGCTAAGTACGCTAAGATGATGGAGATACAACGTGAAGGAAAAATACGGAATACGCTGGTTTATCATGGCGCTAGTACTGGCCGCTGGGCATCACGCGGCGGACTTAATCTGCAGAATATTGCTCGCCCCACCATCTCTGAGGACGAGATTAACGAGGCAATACCAGTTGTCTTTGGGACTGGGGTGGGTTCGATGCTTCAACTGTCCTCCCTCGTCCGAAGTGCAATTGTGGCTCCTCCAACAAAAACCTTCGTTGATGTGGACTTTAGCTCAATTGAAAATAGAGTTGGAGTGTGGCTTGCTGGACAAAATGATAA